ATCTGCTTCAGACAATTGTGGATTTTCTTGTTGTTGCTGTTGCTGTTGCTGAATCAACTGAGCTTCTGTCTCAGGAGTCATTGGATTAAAGTATCTATCAACATTCTTAACACCTGCAAGAGCTAATATATCTCCTAGAGTATTCCTGATACCTGTCATCGTCACTAAACCATTGGATGATCCATAAGTCTGCCATATCTGCATTTGCATTGTAAGAGCTTGTCCTAGTGCCGCTGACCTTGTCTCTTCTCTACCAGTTCCTAGACCTACATTGATCGTTACATCCATCGCTGTATTCCAAGATCGTGGATCAACAGGAATAAACTCACCATGCATACGCATCATTGTCTCTTCATTGCTATTTTCGACACATAGGTTGAGCATTAGCTTAAATAACCGCTTCATACCGCCCTCGGCAAGATTTCGAGCCATAACCTCTATCTGAGCTGATCCTTGTTGAGCTTGTAGTCGTGCTGCGGTCGCAGAAGTGTTCTGTAAGGCATCAGGATCAAGTCCTTGAGAAGCTTTTGACACTCCTGTCTTCGATTCTACAGTCATATCCATGTATTGAATTGCATCTAAAACTTGACCTGCAACAAAAGGAGTTGCAATATCTACTAGAGCTTGTGGTGACTTCAATCTTACAAGTCCACCAATCTCGTTGTTCATTAAATCGTCTACATTGACTTGTCCTTGTACATAACCTTGTCTTGGACTGTTTGTTAGTGCTACGTTGTCCATTATTCCTCTTAACATCGCAGTAGATGAGTCCTGATCGTTCATAATTAGATCAGCTACACTTCTACCAAAGAATGTATGAGGTTCAGGATCAATTTCAAAGACAGCAAACGGAACCTCTCCCCAAGGTTCACACTCTAAAAGTTTGTTTTCACCACCTGCCATAAGTAGTCTATACATCTGTGCAATACCTGTGCCTTCCTTGTCTATCTTCATATAGGCTTCAGTAACAGCGACTTTTTTCATACTAATGTCTTGTGTATTTTCTTCGTCATCTTGTTCGTAACCTTGACGTTCAAAAGCTTCTGAGTCTACAAACGAATCATCAGAGGCTAAACCTGATAGATTTGAAACTTCGTCAAAGTCATAACCCATCTGTACAAGATCACCAACTCTCAATTCTGTTCTATGAGCGACAATATAAGCATCCTCAACACTCTTAGCATTACGATCTACTAGAAATTCTTCAGGAGGAAGAGCTTCAATCTTCAGTTCACCATGCTCTTTTTTGTAACTAATTTTCAATGAGTGTTTAGCTACTTCCATGCCCTCATCACCAATTTCCATTTCTGTGGAGTGTTCTATAACTGTCGTATCGTGCTCATTAACGATAGCTGACATCTCCTCATCAGTTACATTTGTAAAGCTGAATGTCTCTGCTTCTGTGTTATCTTCCCACCAAACTTTCAATATGCCTGTTTTTTTAACTAGGGCATCGTGTATTACATTGTTCAAAAGTGTGTATCCATTAAGCTCATTAAAGCGATAATTAGCATATTTAGTAGCCTGTTCAGCACCTTTTACGTCTTCCTGGCTTGTCGGAACGAACTCTACAGCATTCTCTGAAGAGAGGAAAACACGCATCAAACTAGGCTTTATTGCCCTTATGGTATCCCTTACTTTAGTAGAAACTATCTTAGAACGACCATCCTCTTGTCCAATATCGACCTCACCCTCGAAATATCGCTGTGATTTGATCCTATCATCTGCTATTTCACTTTCTACAAAACTTATAGCGCTTTTTACAGCATCTGATCCAATCTCTTGAATCTCGTCTTCAGTCATTGCTTTTAATTCACTTGTTGCCATTAGATGTTCCTTTTATTTTCTTGTTGCTCTTGCACTTGATACAAGATTTCGAGTATGCCCTCAATTCCTTGATAAGAAGGCTTTGGCAATTTATCTAATTTCCCCATAGTGTAACCAATTGCATTAGCTGTTTCACCTACTATTCTTGGCGAACCAGCTGCCATCATTGCCGCTGCCGATGGAAGAGTTGCACCACCTGATAATGCTGCACCTGATGCTACTGTGGGTAATACAGCACCTTGTATACTTCTAGGCATCCAACTTTGCATTTGATTACCTGCTAGACCTGCCATAAAGTTTCCACCACCCTGTTCTTCTAATTGTCTAGCTAACTTCATTCTTTGACCATAATTTGTATTTACATTATCTCGCATTAAAGATTGAAGTTTTCTAACTGCTGTATCTATTTGTGCTTTTGAACCCAAAGATAGTGTTTTTTCAAGTTCCAAAATTAACTCTGATGCTTCGGTATATTCTTTCATTGCTTTAGCATATCCTGGCGCTTGATCTGCAATCGTTTTCTTTGTCGCATGGTAAATATTTTTTGCTAACGCTACTGCTGTAGCATTCTCGGCTGGTACTCCTTCTACTACACTCCACAGCTTTTGTTTTAAAGCATCCATTCCTTCAGGAGTATGATGAGTAGTTTTATCGAGTTTTTTCCATTCAGCAATTTCTTTTTCTAACTTAACTAAAATTTCAGCACCAACTGGATTTTTAATTGTTCCTTTATACTCCACAAGATTCTTTGCTCTTGCTAGAGCTTCTTCAATGCCTTCAAAAGTTAATGCAGTTTGATCAGTCTGCCATAACTTTTTATTTTCTCTGTAATTAGCTTGTTTTTGTTTCTTCATTACTTCTAAATCTTTTAATGCTATGTGTAACATATCAGTTACATCACCTTTACCTCGCATTGCTGTTGTTAATTGTTCACCTCTGTCACCTTTTGAAAACCAACTTCCTTCTTTTCCACCTAATCTAGCTTGATCAACTACATGAGATACACCTGCTCCAGTACCTGACATTGCTCCTGCATATTCTCCAACAAGTTTGCCTGTACCTGAGACTGCACCTGAAACTCCTTTTGCAGTTAATGTTAGTGGATCAACATAGGTTGCCGCCTTCATTAGATTACTTCCACCAGTTTCTAGTGCTGATAATTTTCCTGCGACATAAGGCGCATCAGCTATTGCTGCAATTTTCGATGTTTTTCCTGTTATGTTGAGCATTGCACCTGCACCAGTAAACACAGTAGCTATATCCATTAAAACAGAAGCAGGATCATTAGCTATAGCATGTTTAATATTGTCTTCACCACCATACTTTTCTTTAAAGTATTGACCTACTTGTAAAGCCATTTGTTGACTTTCTTCTGTTTTACCTTCAGGATCAAGCTTTTGTTGTATCTCATCAGGTAATACATAATGTAAGGTTCCTTGTAGTAATTTAAGGATCGTAAGACCAGTTTGAATTGGGTGAGTTACTGCATCATATATTTCTCCACCAACTTTCATTGTAGAACTAGGTAGGTTTTGTAAGCCTTGTACACCAACGTCTGCCCATCCCATTTCCTCTTGATGTTCTAGTCGTTCCCATGGTTGAATAATTTTTTCTGCCATAATTACTCCTGAAGTATCCAGTTAGAGTCAATTGTTTCATCACCACCTTTATATGCAAAGCATTGTCTATCAGCTCCTTGTCCATTATTACAAACTATATCACCAACTTGGTTTGCTGAAATTGCTGTCCAAAAATCATCCATACTTGCCAACTCTCCTGTCCAACCCATTAATGTTCCATGTTTTCTTACAAATTCTGCTTTATCGTCTTCCGCCTGTACCGCTAATAACATTTGCGTTACTAAGATTTCAAGACGTTGAGCATTCATTTGAGGTGATAATTTAGGGTTGTAAGCTCTACTAATAAGTCTCTCACCCTCTTTTTCAGTAAATTGTGCGCCTAGGATGGCTTTTAAGTTACGCTGAACCACACTTTCTACTGCTTCCCTTGCTTGAGTTACATCAGGGTTAAGGAATTTATTGATAAAATCAGGCATAGAACCAATAACAGAACCAGTAAGTTTTTTCCCTGATTTTAAAGCTCGTAATACTTCTTGTAATTTAACTACATTACCCTTTGTATCTGCCCCGACACTTTCAGTCCATTCATTGTATCGAGCCGCATAATCTTCATCTACTTTTTTCCAAAATGGTGTGTATCCTTCAGGATCGCTATTTGTACTTATACTAATATTATCGCTTTTGCTTTGTAAGAATGTTTTATAGTCCATTGGAGGATTATCTTTTGTGGTTTTCTTATAATATTCAAACTCTTCAATAGAGGTTGCAAGTTTGTTGTCACCACGAGCTAAGAAGCCCATATAGTCTAATGTACCACCTTCATCTTTATAAAATTGATACTCTTTAATAGAATTTACCTCGTTGTCAGTAATACCTAACAGTTGTAACTCAAAATCAGGTATGTTTTCTGAACCTTTGTATTTAACAGATAAGGCTTGATATTTTGTAAACTTTTCTGCTAATGCACTTGGTTTTACAACCTTCATAGCGTGATCTAATGCTGCTGCAGGTGTAATAATGCCTTTTTTAAGCATATCTATGAGATCAACACGACCATTAGGGAATTGAGTTGATTTCGCATTCTGTAAATATTCAATAGTGGCATTAGTTGTCTTGAGTAATTTTGCTTCATCTCTAAGACGATTAATTTTAGTTTGAAAACTTGCTGCCATATTGTCATCAGGTCTTAAACGCATAGAGTTGAAACCAATGCCTAGTCTAGCAACCTGTTCTTCGCTCATACCTTTGAATATAGAGTTACTGAAACCACTAACAATACCTCCAAAGCCAAAACCTCCTCCTTGACCTTGTTGTGTATCGTTACTTGCTACTTGTGTTGGTTGTTGTTGATTCGGAGGTGACCATCCACCCTTCATTTGAGGTTGTTGTTCTTTCTCTTTACCACCAAACATCTGTGATCCTAGTAGACCACCTATGAGCAAATTAGCTAAACCTGCCATTATCCTCCTCCAGTATAACCACTAGCACCTAGAGTCAGATAATCAAAGAGTCCGGGTTGCTTAGATAACACTTGTGTATTTTCGCCTTGAGGTGTAACTCCAAGAGCTGCATTTAAGTAAGATAATCCCTGTGCAGGATGTCCTGTGTACTGTCCATACTTCTGTGCGGCAGCATCCATGACTGCTTGTTGTAGAGCTTGTTGCATTGCACCCTGTGACTGTAGGTTCTGATTAACTGTCTGCCCCATTCCAAATCCAAGATTGGATATATCACCTAATTGACCTGCTGCTCCTAATCTCTGCTGTTGACCTTGTAATCCTGCTGATTGATTAGCAAGAGATGCTTGTAATTGGTTCTGTATGTCTTGCATACCTGCTTGTTGGTTTGCTAATGATCCTTGCATACCTGCACCCTGATTAGCAAGTTGTCTTTGCATTTCTGTTCTTATATCAAATTGACCACCTGCTTGATTAGCCATTTGTTGTTGCATGTTAGCCTGTATATCTTGCTGAGCCGCTTTTTGAGCTTGTTCATAATTCGCTTGTCTTAACCCTGCTGATTGTTGCCCCATCAATTCTGCAACACCTCTTCCTAATTCTGATCCTTGAATACCATGTCTTGATCCACCAAATGAACCTGCCATTTGAGCTTGTGCGCCTAACTGGTCTAATCCAATGTTTGCACCTCTCAATAAATCTGCTTGTTGAGCATCAATAACATCTGTCGTGTAAGGATTCATGTAAGGTGTCAACGATGTATTACTTAATTGTCCTGCTGTTACTGTAGGACTTAATCCCATTGCAGTTATATTCGTTGGGTTCACAGATGCACTCGATCCTGCAACACCAACCTGTTGAGGACTATATCCCATACCTGCCACAGTACCCATACCTGCACCTTGGATACCTTGAGCGGCTAGGCTATTAATATTAGGAGGTGTTGTTTGACCTCCGGGTAGTGCTTGTCCTGCCATTACTGTCTCCTATTTAAATTTATCTGACCATCTTGTTGTTGGATATACAGAACCAACTGTATAAAAATCTGAACTATGTGGATTAGCTATTTTTCTTGTATCTCCATAAGGTTCTTCAAATGCAGGTTCACCCCAATCTCTTACTGTAGTTTTATCCAATGTTAATGGCTGTATCTCTTCTACAGTAGATGGTTTCCATTCTACTTTTTCAGGTTGATAAGTTAACATATTAATAAACGCATTCTTTCCTGTATTAAATTCTTGTTCTGTAAGTATGTCATCTACTTTTTTTTTTGATTATATCGATAATCCTGTCTACTTGGATGCCCCGGACTCTTTTCATTAACACCTGTTGTTGCATAAGCGTTCTGAGCATTTCCACCTAATTTTTCCGATGTTGCAACTATCTTTTTCCAATTTGCAGCCGCTTCTGCATCACCTGCTCCAAGTTGATTAGGATTACCTGCTATTATCTTTCCACGTTCATAGTTCAAGTCATCCAAAATCTTTGCGGCCGCATCCTTATCTTTCCAACCTGATGTTGTAATTGGTTGTCTAGGTCTACTAGGAGGATTTCCTCCTCCACCACCTCGACCACCACCACCACCACTATAATTTCTTTGGGTAGGCACATTAGCACCAAACAAAGCATCATACTGAGCTACTGCGCCTGGCTGTTTCGCTTTGAGTTCAGCCAAGGCTGATTCATACATCGGTTGTGAGCTGTAACCTGTGAAACCATCCCAATCTGTTGGAGTTGGCATACCACTTGTAGCAGTCAATCCATGTCCGGGAGCTAGTAAACCAAACGCTTCACCTGCACCTATATTCGCATCAAAAGCCGCATTCTGTGTAGGAGTAAACGCTGCAACATCTGGCCCGTAATAGGGCATATATTCAATTCGTTGTACATCTTCAGCTCGTTGTAAGTTCCTGATCGCAGGTTGCTTTATCCAATCAGGGATCGTTGTTGTAGTTGTCTCACTTCCACCTTTTCCACCACCACCACTCATGTTAAAACTCCTTTACTAATGTTGTAAATTGCTGTCTCCATCCTCTAGACTCTAACACCCTTTGCCATCCTTTCCGACCTGCTATGGTCATTCCATCGCATCCTTGAGCCTTTCCCCACTCTACAGCATCATCGTGCATGTCAGTAATTTGTTCAATTCCATGTCCTTGATCCCCTCCTGCAAGAAAGACATGTAGAACTTTTTTGTTAGGATACACTATTATCTCTGTGACTGCACACCCTTTAACTCCAAACCATAGTTGCATGTGTCCACTTAACACCCCATCTACGATGTCTTTAAAGTCGTGAGTACCTCCTCCTTTTTCCAAAGCAGATTGAATCCAATCTCTGCAACGAATAAGTTCTTCTTGTAAATTCATGGATCAAGCTCTATTCTTACCCAAGCACCATTCTTTGACACTACTACTGTGCCTTGAGCTGCATCCCACATCAATATTCCATCTTCAGTTGCCTTGGAATCTGAGTCCTTGTGCTGTAATGTATTTCTAGTAGAGGTTAGAAACTTATTAATACGCTCTCCCCATATCTTCCAGTTACTACCTAATGGTGGTGGTGGAGTTGCTACACTCATCGTCTACCTCCTCCATTAGCCTCTATTCTCATAATTCCTGATCTCCAGTTAGTGTTTCCTACACCTTGAACCTTCATTCTTACTTGTCTACCACTAAATCTAACATCTGTTGGATTCGTCAGAGTGAAAGCACCATGCGATGTCTCTGTCGAATTTGGATAGAATCTTGATTTAAAGGTTACATTAACTTCTCCCTGTGTCGTTTCGTCAGGTATGAGCTGAGTAACTTTCATTATAGTATCGCCATTTCCTAGACTAATTGGCCCGCTCTCTGCATAAGGTTTAGATGATCCTGTATGTGCATATCCTGTCTCGTGGTTGTATAAGTCACCATCTGCATCACACCATATAGGATTTTTAAACACACCTATGTCAACACCTGCTGTCCTGTCTAGTACACCTACATTCCAATGACCTTCCTTGTAGTCCAATGAAATATATCTGTTGTTTTCAAGATTACCTGCACTCGGATAGAACCACCATATCTCTCCATGTTGTGAATTATGGACTGCATAGACCTTGCTTATTTGTGAAGAATTAATGTCATCGAATACATAATCCAATGCTTCACAGTCTAATTCTTTAGCTACTGATCCATCGAATGTGTAGAATCCTTTCTTGCCCATCCAAAATGCACCCTCATCAATAGCTACTGCACCTTTTCTAGATGCTACACCACAAGCTGTACCAACTCTCTCGAATCCATATATGAATGGCGGCCCGGAGTAAGTAGCTACATGTGCATCATTATCTGTCAGTATAAGTGTCTGACCTCTCATTCTTAGTCCACACATGATCTGCCCAGTAGTCTGAAGTTCCATATCACCTGCCTCGTTTGTCGCTGAAGGTGTCCAAACTGTGTTTGCTTCCTTGTCACACCATGCAACCTTTCGAGGATTACCACCTGCTCCGAGGGCGAATACGAATCTCTCTTCAGTTACCACCATTGATTTATTTCCTGTTGGTGCATTAGCAACGATCTGAGCAACTACTCCTGTATTAAGTTGCCACTCATAAATCTTGCCATCCTTGGATGAACACGCTAGAAGATACTCACCCCATGTGTCCAATGCCCATGTTGTCGCTTCTGCGTAAATACCTGAACTTGTTGGTTCCCTACTATACTCATCATGTCCATAGAATCCACCACCATATCCAAGGTTAAGTGAACCATTCAAATTACCTGATGTTAGACCTGAAGGTGTAATGTCATAAACTGTGTGTGAGGGATTAATGTATTTAAGTGAATTGTATGTACCACCTATTAAATAGGAATCACTTGAATTGTCCAAGAAAGAAATCATACCTCTAGGTGCATCAGGAAATGCACTTGTCTTTCTACTTTGCCATCCACCAACTGGTCTTAATGATCCATTATGCCATCTGACAAGACTAGCATCTCGCCATCTATTGGAAGACTCGAAATCTGTTCCGTTTCTATGTATGCCCGGTGGTAATTGTAAAGGTATTAATGCCATAATGTTATGCCGCTATCTGTGTCCATGTTACTGAATCGTTAGTAATAATTTCCCATTTCTCTCTACCTATTGTAATTGTTACTGAAGTTGAGCTTACTATACCACCAGTTCTAAATGTCGCAAATCCTGATGCTAAAAATGAAGCCTCTGCTTCTAACACAATACTGCCTTGGAAAATTTGTTCTGAGTCTGATGTTACTACTGCCTCTGCCAAATTTGATGGAGTATTTGCTGTTCCACCCATTGCTGAATGACTACCACAATAGTAATAAAGAGTTGGAGCATCAGCAGGAACTACAAACGTGCTTTGTGTTGAACTATTGTGTGTGACACCTGTAGTGTATTCAGAACCACTATTATGTGTGCCATCAGAGGTCGTTGAAAACCTAAATGGATGAATTGCAGGATAATTAAAGACGTAAGTGTTGCCTTCAACAAGCACTAGCGTTGGTTGCTGAACTTGTGTTCCTGTCTCTGATATAAAGTATTTGTGGTTTCCTCCCACATCTTGGTGTCCTACTTCATAGGTAATTGTGTAAGCACCAAGGCTTGTCGTTGATGCGATACCACCTCGTGTAGCAAATCCTAATACAGTTATACTCGCAACTGCTGTTGGCACACCTGATCCAAACCTTACCCTGTTACAAACTGCGGCTATGGTTGCTGAAGCTGTTAGTGTAGCATCTCCTACCACAACAGTCACAGCACTAGCTGTGTTTGAGGCTATGGCAGTTACTGTTGCACTTCTCTCTCCAACTACCTGACCTGCTGTTGTAATCGTTGCTTCAGGAGTAGCTGTTGCACCACTCGTTCTGACTCTTGTACCATTGCCAGTTGAATTAACTGTAGTTGCTGATGTACCATCTATTATTACAGAACCTTCAGGTACTCTTCTACCACTTGCTGTTACAGTTGCAACAACAGATACTGTCGATTGCAGAATGTTCTGTACTCTATTACAAGTAGCTGTGGCACTCGATGTAGCTGTTACAACTGTCTGTAGGTCTGATTGATCATAAACCTGTTCACCATAAATACCATGTCCATAAACCATCTTGTCCGATGCTTCAAGGAAGAACTCCTCTGCGGTACAGGTTGTAGCCGAAGCGACCGCAATCGGTATCGTAAAGTTAAACGTACAAGTTGAATTTGCTGTTATCGTAGCTGTAGAAGTCATAGAGGCACTAGCCAATCCAACAATCTCAGCACTACAAGTAGAAGCACTCGTTACTGTTACAGTTGCCTCTGCATTACCTAAGAATCCACCTATAGCGGCGAATCCTGATGCACCTGCTGATAAAGCACCTGAAAGTAGTATCCTTTCACCTGATGCTGTTACAGAAGATCCAGCAGTTACTACTGTCTGTAAATCACCTTGAGTATATTCGTTCTGTCCATACAAGCCTGAACCATAGGAGAAAACATCTGTTTCTTCTAGGATTACAACTTCACCACTACAAGTAGCAGATGAAGCTACAGTTCCTGTTATTTGACCTGAACCACGAGCTACTTGCCAATTTACATTGGCAATAGTACAGGTGGCTGTGACTGTAGCTGAAGCATTTTGTACTTCACCCACACTCGAACCATAGGTTCTTACACCATAGACCGATTCGCTATATTCAAAAGCCATTTACAGGCTCGTTTTAGTTAAGCGTTATATCTAGATCACCCGATGGAACACGAAATACGTCACCAGTAGCAATAGCTTTACTTGACGATAAAGTCGCATAAGCCATTAAGTTGCCTGATGTAGATGCATCATATACACCAACATGAGTAACTGTACCCCACGATCCTGTAGCTGTAGGAAATTCTACTGCCGCATTGTTTGAAGTTGTGTTACCTGAAGTTGTAAATGCAACTGATTGTCTAGCATATGCAGAACCTGATAACTCAGTTACTGAACCTGCTTCACCATCAGAGATTGCTGTAAACAACGCTAAGTATTTAGTAGAAGGAGCTGTGTAAGCCGCCCCTGCAAATACATGGTCTAATATTTCTGTTTCTAAAAAGTTTGTAAAACTCATACTAATCCTCTCACTTTAAGTTTCAACCCTGAACCACTATAACGAGCCAGTTCAGAGGCTTCATTTAATCTAGCTACTGCGGCAGAATACATCTGTGCCCAAATAGCTACCCTCTGATCTTCTGCTAGATAAGGTGCTGAATGTAATAACGATCCATAAAGATATACATCAGGCGAATCTAAAAGAAGCCAGTTATCTGAGTTGCTACTTAAAGACGGAATCTTCTGATAGTAGAGCAACTCAAAGTCTGTGTCTTCTGACGGAGTTGGGTACAATTGAAATTGTCCATCTGCGTGTGTGTAATAAATTGGTGTTCCACTTACATCTTCAGCACTAGCTCGTTTGTCTGCCATTGCATCTCTTGATATAAGATTAACTACTGTTGTTCCTGTAGCAGTTAGGTGTAATCTAATTGTTTCTACCCAATCAGCAGGATATTGCATATACTCATCTGCAACTGATTGCTGTCCACTTGAACGAGCTTCCATATTCCAATGTCGTACATCTCTGTTGATCTGTGCTTCAGCCAGGGTTATGAAATCAGGTATGACTGCTGTCAGATCATCTCTGTTGAGGAAGTCAGCGATACTTGCTTTTAATGCTGTATATGTATTGAGTGCCATATTAAAATCCTAGGTTGCTTTGTGCTTCTAACTCATAAGGTGATATTCTACCTTGCAAATATTGTATCTTAAAGTTTTCAACTTGAGCATCATTGTATCCCCTTGTAGCACTTATGATCTCTGATTGTTCAGCAGGAGTCAATGCACCTAAAGCCTGTGCAAACATTGTGTCTACATTGGATACTTGATTCATTCCTTCTCTTTCAGTAAATTGACCACCACCCTGTTCTTTTAAAAATCTCATGTATTCTTGTTGAGATGTGCTTAAATTTGGAGAACTATCAGGTAAACCTAGTAATTTATTCCCTTCTCTTTCAGTAAATGCACCACCAAATGTTTCTTTTAAGTCTCTCATTGTAGTACCCGAATCAGGAACATATCCTTTCATGGTATTCAATGCACCTGTAGTCGCATTGTTATATGCTGTTGTATTTGCTAGAGGATCAATGTATTGCATCTGACCTGCTGTGTAGTTGTCACCTGCTTTCATTTTGCTTTTATCAATAAATGATTGGTAACCACCATCTCCACCTTTATCTTTGTAATAATCGTACTCTGCTTTTGATGTGGTTGCTCCCATTACACCTTGCTCTTCCTTTGAGACACCTTTGCCTCGTTCCTTAAAGAGTTTTTGTAGTAAGTCCATGATACCAAAATTACCCTCTGCCATCTTATCTCTCCCTTGTTTTTCCGATAGTATATTCTATTTTTGCCTTCGTGTTTGACTGAATACATTTGCTAATGCACCCATAACATCCCTTCTTTGATCCTTTATTTGCTGACTATGACCTTCATCAACCCATTGATCATCCATAAATACTCCTAAAGCTCTAGCAATATTTTCTTGTATATCTTCCAAAAATGGATACTGTGGATTCTTCTTGTACTCTCCCATTAGAGCTGTCGTATAGAGCTTACCTAGAATTTCTCTTGGATTGTTTCTACCTTCGTGATGTGATACATTAACTTGATCTTCCATATCCAAGTGAGCAGTTCTAGGATCACGCATCCATAACTCCATCAAATTCTCTTGTGTCATAGCATGAGGCTTCCTATTGATCATAGACTCTACCACATCACTCAAAAAGAAATTGCCATCGCCTAAATTCCAATCTAGATAATGACCATACTCGTGTCCAGTAACATTTGAAAAAGGGATTAGAGTATTTCCCTGATGACTAATAGCATCTCTTGACATTTCTGCACCATCCCTAGTTATAGCCAAATGATTTTCATTAGGATTGTATTTACCCCATGCTCTTAATAAACCACGTTGGTTTAAATCCCAGTTCATACCAGTATTCCTTTCTAGCCATTCTCGTTCATACTTATCTCTTGGTTCACTCTCTATATGTGGATTCTTTCGTACATCAGCCATAAAATTTTTACCATAAGGGATATCTCTATCAGCAGATGATGAAAGTTGAACATCCCAAGGGAATAGATTCTTTCGATCTACCTTCAATCCAAACTTCTCGAAGGTCTTTAATGTTCTATCACCAAACTCATTCCATATAGGATGGCTACCATGAACCATGTCAACTGTTGCACCAAAGGTTGATGGTGTGTACTGATCATAATAATGTGGAGACTCTCGTTGAGGTATATCCATTACTCCTGCTCTTTGTTGGTACACTTCTTTAAGTTTATTTATCTCTGCTTGATTGGGTTTAGTGTTAGATGCTGAACCTAACAAACCACCAAGACCTTCGTATGCTTCTTTTAGTAGACTCATGCTAGTAACCCTTGTTCTATTATGTCTGTTTTGAGTAACCCGGAGTCTATTTTATTTGCTTCACCATATTGTGGCAATGGTATTACTTTGCTGTCTTCGGGTAAATTAGGTAATGCTTTCCTCATATTTTCTATCATTTCAGGAGTAATTTCGATGACATAATTTACCTCACCATCTATTTCCATTTCTTTGAGTTTACCACCTTTATACTTTTCTAATAGTTTACGAGCTGCATTAGGCAGTTGCTTGTCATATATATTTTTATATAGTTCTTGGTATCTAATATTGCCTTTTTCGTTTAACTCTCTACTTCTATTCCATTTATCTAAAATTTGCGAACTACTAGA